ATTTAACTATACATATACAGAACTGGGGATCGAAAAATGGGTATCCCCCATAATAACGCCGTGGTGGTCGTGGTGGTGGTCGTTTCCAATTGTAACAATCGACCGATTTAAACGCGCTGTGTGCCGACGTCAATAAATCCCCCATTGCCATGCCACCTCACGGATTAAACCGCGTGGCGGTGCCATTCCGCCCCGGCGTGGGGCATCGACGCGGCGCTTTTTAACCGTGCCGACCCGATGCGCCCGCCGTTGGCGTCAATAAACCCTACCTGACGTATTCGAGTGCCCATTGATTCTCAATCGCGAACAAGACGAAGTCCTTGCTGCACGGTTCCCACGACCACTCACTGGCAGTGCCCTCAACGGGTGTGCCAAAGTACCATTGCTTGGTCGTCAAGTTAAATCTCAGCATCATAGCTCCTTGTTGTCGTCGCAACCCATATCGAGTGTCTCGTCCCCCATATCACTCCGCCGCCTTCAACATCTCGGCCAGCGTATCGTCCGCACCTTTCGGGGCAGCCGCCGCTTTCAGCTCCGTCATCGCGGCAATGACCTTGTCCGTGGTGCACCAGAATTTCAGGGCGCCGTCTCGGTCCGCGGCCTTGCCGGTCTTGATGGTCAATGCGACGAGTGCCTCAACATCATCCGGCGTTGCCGCCTTGTTGATGCCTGCGTGGATAATCGCACGGACGGCGAAGCCCGCATCGAACCCTGCTACGCGTGGTGCCGCGACCTTCAACGCCCACTCGGTCGAACCACTCATGTAGTGATCTGCAATCATTTTCATGCGAGCGTGCTTGGCCTCGGGCGTTGCTGGCTGGCCTGTCGTCGTGTCCCGGCTGAGGGCCGCACCATCGCTGATCCGTTGCGTGAAGCCGTGGATCATGGCTCGTGCGCGATTTTCAGCCGAACACTTGTCGGGGTCGAATGTGATAACTTCCTCCACGCCCTTCACCCGAAAGACCAGTTTGCCATCGAGCTTCAAAACCTGCACGACGGCATTGGCGCGCATTTTCGGCTGGTCATCCGTGGATTCGTCAGCCGTAGTGCCGCCTTCAACTTGATTGTCTTGGTTCATGATTCTCTCCATATCGGGCGACATTGCCCTCCCGAGAGCACTCGGGTCTAACATCACATTGGCGCAGGGTCCTCGTCGGGAATTGGTTTGACGATACCCTTACGCAACAATTCTGCGAAGTGGTCTGGATAGCACTCCGCGAATCCATCCAATCCGCCTTCATACGTCGGCAGACCTTCGCCAGCCCAGAATTTGATGTCCTGGCCCGCGAGATCGGCATACGCATTGTCTGCGAATTGGTGGCAAATGTGCATTCTAGCCATGGTTCATCTCCCTGTATCGGCGCCATTTGCGCTCGGGGGGACAAGCCACTCGATATGGATTGCAACTAAATTATTAAAGCCCGTTCCCGCATTCCGCCGGGGGAGGGATCGACGTCGCCGCCGATGATTGAACTGTGCCACATAACCTGGGGTTTGTCAATCGGGTTAGCCCTAATGCGTGCATCCCCGTATCGTCATCCCCCACATGCCCTTCCATGTGTGGACCCGTACCAGCCGGGTGTGTTTTCATCCGATGCCTTGGATGCGGTGATGCAATGATGCCACCGCCACCGCCACCCGTCATTAGGGGAAACCCGCGGTTTCGATTGAATGTCGCTATCAACCCAATAGCCTCCATCAATCGATCGATGATCCCAGTCAGACGCACGCGCCTACACACGTGCCTTGCGCCCGCACCTATGCGCGACATTGCGCGAGCGCGCGCGTGGGTCCCCTTTGCATTCAATGGGTGGGTGGGGGCAAAGTGAGTGGAGTGGATTTTATGTGGGATTGACCCCTCCATTTTGCCGCGCCTTTTAGATCATGACGTCAATAATCGCCGCATTACCAACGTCAAAGTTGAATTCGGCGGGGGTCATGGTTCCAAGGCTTGACTTCTCCACTTCCGGGTGTTATAATGGCGAAAGAGCAGGGGGATTGTGGCCACAGCGCCGCCGTTCCCCTTTCCCACAAGGAGGCCTCGAATGAGCCACAGCGAAACGGAGAATTCAGCAGATGCCCTCGTCAATGAGATGATGGGTGGAGGGGCGACCTACCTCCCCAACATCGAGCATACGGTGATCGGGGCCAAGCCGCCGAAACTGCGCTACTCCCACCAAGCGATGGTGGACATGCTGGTGCAGAATCCGCAGCTCAAACAGAACGACCTCGCGGTGATGTTCGACAAGTCGCCGGCTTGGATCTCCACCATCATCACGAGTGACGCGTTTCAGGGGCGGCTGGCGGAACGGAGGGACGAGTATCTTGATCCGGAGCTGCGGCTCTCGCTGCAGGAGCGCTTCCGGGCGCTGACGACCCGATCCCTTCAAATCCTGCAAGAGCGGCTCGAGGGGAATCCATCCGACAATCTGCTGCTGAAGACGACTGACCTCGGGGCGAAGGCCCTGGGACTCGGCGGCAATGCTCCCGCCCCCGTCGTCATCACGAGTGAGGAGCGCCTCGCTGCCCTCGCGAATCGGCTCAAATCCCTCCAAGGCGGCACCGGAGCGGCCCAAGCCGGCGGCGGCGAAGTCCTCGATGTGAGCTTCCGGGAAGTTGGGGCGTCGGCGTGATCGATAACCTTGAAGATCAGCTGCGCCGTGACGAGGGCGAGCGGCTGGCGGCCTACCAGGATCACCTGGGCTACTGGACCATCGGGGTTGGGATTCTGATTGATGGCCGTAAGGGCGGCGGGATCACGCGGGACGAGTCGACTTACCTCCTCCGCAATCGCATTGCCAAGAGCGAGGCCACCCTCACCGAAGCCCTGCCTTGGCTTGCCAACCTCGACCCCGTCCGCAAGGCCGCCCTCCTCAACATGGCTTTCCAGATGGGGGTTGCCGGTCTCCTCGGATTCAAGCGATCCCTCGCGAGTGTCCGGGATGGTCGGTACGCTCAGGCGGCAAGCGAGTTCCTCGAGTCCTTGTGGGCGAAGCAGACCCCCAAGCGCGCCTTCCGAATCGCCCGACAGATTGAGACAGGAGAGTGGCAATGACCCTCGATCCCGATCGCCAGTATGACAGGTACCTCCGGGCCTTCCTGTCCGTCGTGATCACAGTCGGATTCTTTGCGGTGATAGCGGGGCTGTTCTTCGTCACGGAGATTTCGGCCTCCACCAAGGACATCCTCCTCGTCATGCTCGGCGCCCTTCTCGCATCGTACAAGGAAATCACGGGGTATGCCTTTGGCTCCTCGTCCGGCTCAACCGCGAAGGGGCAGGATCAAGCCGCCAGCCTCGCAATGAAGGACGCCGCCCTCGTCGCCGCTGCCACCCAGATCTCAACCAAGGAAGCCCCATGAAGCCCGCCACTCCCGCGAACCGCCGAGCCGCTGCGCTCCTACTCACCTGGCTCTTCGCCTGGGCAGTTGCTGCCTGTGCCGCCATCCCCGCCGCAGACACCTTCAACAAGAAGCTCGCGGGAGCCTACATCGGTGCCACGGCGGTCGCCCAGATGACAGGAACTGCCGCCGCCACAGGGAAGATCACGCCCGCCCAGAAGGACGAGGTTGTCGCCAAACTCCTCATCGTGATGGCCGCGTTGAAGGCCGCCGAATCCGCTCACGCAGCCAATCCCACCGCCGCCGAGTCACACCTCACCACGGCCCTCACCGTCATCACAGGGCTGCAATCCTACCTCGCATCTCAGGGAGTCCGATAATGGGCAACACAGCGATTGTGCTTGAACTCCTCCTCGTCGCCATCTCGCGGGCGTCGGAGCTGTCTTCCCTCCTCCAAACCGCCAGCGCGCAAGGGCGGGATGTGACTGACGCCGAGGTCGCCACGCTGCGGGCGGGTGCCGAAGCCGCGATCGACAAGTTGCGGGGTTGATGTGGCGAAGACCCGCTGGCTCGATCGTCGAATTGCCCGTCCAGGGCCATACCTTGCTCTGTGCCTCTCCGAGAGCGAATTTCGGAGGGCTCTCAAGCATTTGAAGGTAAAGCCGCAGTCGCGTTGGCTGAACTCTGGCGCCGATGCAACCATGCATACCTACGAGAACCCGAGCAAGGAGACCGTCTGCATAGTCTGTCTCGGAGATGTGGCCGGCCGCCAGCCCGTCGAGATCGCCGGAATGCTGGTCCACGAGGCCGTCCATGTCTGGCAGCAGTACTGCAACGACATGGGCGAGGACTCACCGGCCACCGAGCAGGAAGCCTACGGAATTCAGTCTATCGCGCAAGAGCTGCTCACCGAATACGCCCGGAGATTGCCATGACCCTCCGCACACTCACCAGACCAATGGCCGCCGCACACACTCCCAGCCACTTCACCGCTCGACCCGGCGGCATTCTCCCCCTTGATTACAACACCAACCTTCCCGGGAGAACCAGTCTCCCGAAGGTACTTTTGGCCTCATTGGCCGCGACAGCATCGGCCGGGACGGCCGGATGCTGGCCGGCCTCAAAACTCTCTTAAAGCACTCCACCCTTCGCAAGAACTCTCCGCACACAAACAGACGCATCGCAAAGCAGAGCCTCGATGACTTCCGCAGCCACCTCCACATCAATACCTTTTGACGCACAGGTAGTGGAAAGCTTCGCCGGTGTCTTCCTCTCCCCGATGTATGACAATGCGCAGCCGACCGCGCCCTTCCACCGTGAGTGCTGGAAACTCTACTGCGGCCCTGAGCTGCTGATCGCAGTCGCCGCCCCTCGGGAGCACGCCAAGTCAACTGCCCTCACGCACGACTTCGGCCTGGCTGCCGCCCTCTTCCGCCATGAGTCGCACATCATGGTGGCCTCCGCGACGGAAGAACTCGCCATGTCCCACCTTGGTGACATCGCGAAGGAGCTGCGAGAGAACGATGATCTTCGGCTCGAGTTCGCCATCGACAAGTTTGTCACTGATGCGAAGGGCGAGATCGTCGTCCGCTGTACCGACGGCTACGAATTCCGCTTCATCGCTCGTGGTGCTGGCCAGAAGCTTCGGGGTCTCAAGTGGAAGGGTCGGCGTCCTGGCCTCATCCTCTGCGACGACATGGAGGAGGACGAACAAGTCGAGAACGCAGACCGTCGCGGCAAGTTCCGTCGGTGGGTCCTCCGTGCTCTCCTCCCAATGGGCCGGCGTGGCTGCAAAATTCGCTGGCACGGCACGATCCTCCACGAGGACGCCATGCTCGCCCGGTTGATGAAGGATTCGGAGTGGACTTCCCGCCACTTCCGCGCCCACCGTTCCTTCGACGACTTCACCAACATTCTCTGGCCTGAGCAGTTCCCCGAGGCCCGCCTCCGCTCCATTCGGCAACGCTTCATCAACCAGATGGACGCCGGTGGCTACTCGCAGGAATACCTCAATGACCCCCTCGACAATGAGGATGCGTACCTCAAGAAGCCCTGGTTCATCGGGATGCGCGAGGAAGATTACGACTCCGACAAGTTGATCGGCGTCGGCGTCGACTTCGCCATCTCCAAGGCTGACTCAGCCAACCGCACCTCCTTCACCGTCGGCGGCAAGGACGCCAGCAACTACTTGAACATCATCGATCAGCGGGTCGGTCGTATGGACTCCGAAGAGATCATCGAGGAATTCTTCGCCATCAACAGGCAGTGGTCCCCGGAGTTCTTCTGGGTTGAGTCCGGCCAGATCTGGCTTGCCATCCGCCCCCTTCTGAACAAGGAGATGTTGAAGCGGAACAAGTTCCTCAACATCATTGCTCGCACTCCGATCAAGGATAAGGCTGCTCGTGGTCGTACGCTGCAGAAACGGATGCGCGCAGGCACCGTTCGTTTCGCCAAGGATGCTCACTGGTACATTCCGTATGAAGAAGAACTCCTCCGCTTCACCGGCGTCGCCGAAGCAACTCTCGATGACCAGTTCGATTCCACCGCAACCCTCGCTCTCGGCTTTGAAGAACTCCCCGAGAACGAAGACGAGGATTTCGAACCAGAAGAAGATCGCTGGATGCGAGCCTACGACCCCCGCCAAGAAATTGGCAGAAACTCCGTAACAGGATACTGAAATGAAACCAACCAAAGCCCCCGGCCAGAAGCCGCCCACTCCTGCCACCCCCGTCCGCCAGCGCCACCAGCTCGGCGCGCCTGGCAAGAAGTCCTAACCCATGGCCCGAGTCCTCATCCCCCCTAAGTTCGTTGGAGAGACGAGGACTGACTACGTCGACTTCACTCCTTTCCTCGCAGCCGGTCAGGCAATCTCATCCGCCACCGCTGTCTCGAGTCTTTATTCCGGGGTCGATCCCACTCCAACAGCAGTTGCCGGGACGGCCTCTTTTTCTGGCTTCATCGTGTCTGTGCCCTGCACTGGTGGCGTTGCTGGTGCGATCTACCAGATTGTCGTCACCATCGTCACCACCTCACCGGCGAACACGTTGCAAATCACCTATTATCTGACCGTCACCACGGACCTTCCATGATCACCAAGTCACCGATTGTCCTGACCGACTCAGCCATTGCATCCCCGAATATCACGGGGCTGTTCGACAAGCGCGACCTCGACGCTATCGGGATCGCTGTGCTCAACGGCTGCAAGATAGATGAGGACTCCCGCATTACCTGGACGCGCCGAAACAACGCCGCCTTCAACCTCGCCCTCCAGCTTCAGGAATCCAAGACCTTCCCCTGGCCTAACGCCGCCAACGTCAAATTCCCCCTCGTCACCATCGCAGCAATCCAGTGGCACAGCCGGGCCTACCCTCTCCTGATTCAAGGCAACGATCTCGTCAAGGTCCGCGTTCCTGGCCCTGATCCTGAAGGCAAGAAGCAGGCTCGCGCCAACCGTGTTGGCTCCTTCATGTCGTACCAACTCCTCGAGGAGTCCGACACCTGGGAAGAGGAGACCGACCGCGCATTTCTCCAACTCCCCATCGTCGGCTGTGCGTTCAAGAAAACCTACTACGCCTCCGCCAAAGGGCAGAACGTCTCGGAACTCGTCGCTGCGAAGGACCTTGTCATCAACTATTGGGCTCGCTCTGTCGAGTCAGCCCAGCGGAAAACGCACCTTATCCCCTACTACCGCAACGACATGCACGAGCGGGTGGAGATGGGCACCTGGCGTGACATTCGGGATGAGAGCTGGTACGACCAGCCCGCAGTCACAACCCCTGCCTATTCCGGCCAGAACGATTCCCAACGCCGCACAGGCCAAACCGAGCCATCCTCCTCCGACGAGACAACGCCATTCACCTTCCTCGAACAGCACGTTCGCATGGACCTCGACCACGATGGCTATGCTGAACCCTATGTGATCCTGGTCGAACAAAACAGCGGCTGCGTCGTCCGTATTTTCTGCAACTTCGAGAAGAAGAATGTCCTTTATCGGAATGACGCTCGCCGCCATATCATCCGCATCGACTCGATCGAGTGGTTCACGAAGTACTCGTTCATCCCGTCTCCTGACGGAGGTATCTATGATGTGGGCTTTGGGACGCTGCTGGGACCTGTTAATCAGGCTGTGGATTCTCTTATCAATCAGCTGCTTGATGCTGGTACTTTGGCAACTACTGCGGGAGGATTCCTCGGCCGCGGCGTCAAAATCCGTGGGGGTGAGTACTCCTTCCGCCCCTTCGGCTGGCAGCGAGTTGATTCCTCCGGGGAAGACCTTGCCAAAGGAATCTACCCATTCCCCATCCGTGAGCCCTCCGCTGTCCTCTTCAATCTCCTCGGGCTCCTTGTCGACTATACCAACCGAGTATCCGGCTCCACCGACATTATGGTCGGCGAGAACCCTGGTCAAAACACTCCAGCGACCACCTCCCAACTGATGGCGGAGCAGGGAGCCAAGATCAACTCGGCCATCTTCAAACGCGTCTGGCGTTCGATGAAGACGGAGTTCCAGAAACTCTATCTCCTCAACTCCCGCAATATCCCGGTGACGGTCTTGCGGTTCGGCGAAGCTGATGGCTGGGTCAATCGCGAGGACTTCCTCGGCCCCGAAGAAGCCATCCGGCCAGCCGCCGACCCCAATCTTGCCTCCGACGGCGCCCGCGTCCAGCAGGCCATGATGATCAAGCAGAATGCTGCGACCACCCCAGGCTACGACCTCAATGTCGTCGAACTCAATCTCCTCCGCGCCATGAAAGTCGAGGGAATCGAATCCCTCTTCAAAGGCGTCGAGTCCACGCCGCCGCCGAAAGATCCTCGCATCGCTGTTGAGGAACTCAAGCAGGCCGGCAAGAAAGAAATCCAGTCCGCTGCCCTTCAGGTCAAGGTTGCTGAGAAGCTTCTCGACCTCAAGGCCGGCCGGGATGAAATCGCCGCGAGGATTGAACTCCTCAAAGCACAGTCCGCCGAGATCCTTTCGGAGATCGGTGCCAAGAAAGCAACCCACGAACTCGCAACCTTCGAAGCTCAAATCAATGCCCTCAAGGCAATCGACGAGAGCTACCGAGCGTACGCGGAACTAAGCCAACAAGGAAGCAAAGATGGAAACGGAAGTCAGCAAGGAGGATCTGGAGGCATGGCGCCACCACCCGGTGACACAGGCGGTATTCAGCTCCCTCCAGCAGCAGATCAGGGAGGCCTCGCACAACTGGTCGGTGGGTCAATATCTCCGCCAGGAGCCGCTTGAGCAAGCAGGCGTTCTCGGTCGTATCGCAGCCTATCGCGCTCTGATCGAGATCGAAATCGAAGACATTCAAGGAAGCCAAAATGACGAATAACTCAGGACTCAAACCTCTCGGCCGTGCCGTTCTCGTTCGCCCCGACATCGTCGAGGAGCGGACCGCCGGTGGTATCTACATCCCGGAGCAATCTCGGGAGAAGGGCCAGATGGCCGAGCAGCGCGCAACTGTGGTGGAGATCGGGGAGCATGCTTGGCGTGACGAACCGACTCCTCGTTGTAAGGTGGGTGATCGTGTTCTGTTTGCGAAGTGGGCTGGCTATCAAGCCACCGGTCCCGCTGACGGTCAATTGTACCGGACAGTGAATGACAACGACATCTTCATGCAGATCACCAAGGAGGCCTGATCATGGACACCGAAGCCAAAGCAAAGGAAATGGGGTGGAGGCCCCTGACGGAATTCCGGGGCGATCCCGAGAAGTTCGTCGACGCTGAAACGTTCGTCTCGCGCGGGGAGCATTTCGTTCCCATTTTGCGCAAGAACAACGAGAAGCTCTCGAGCCAAGTCAACGTGCTGACTGGCGAAGTCAGCGGACTCAAGCAAACCATCGCCTCGGCGAATGAAGCCTTGCAGGCAATGAAGGAATACCAGACAGAGATCTCGACGCGCGAGTACAATCGGGCTCTCAAAGATCTCAAAGAAAAGCGGATCGAGGCTCGCCGAGCCGGCGATGTGGATGCGGAGATTGAAGCAGAGGAAGCCCTCGAGGGTCTCCGCGAAGCTGCTCCGAAGCCGAAGGAGAAGGTCGCGGAAACGTCACCACTTCCGCAGGCTCCCGCCATCCACCCCGACTTCGCGAAGTGGGAAACTGACAATGCTGCGTGGTTGAGTGATCCGCAGAAGAAAGCATATTCTCAAGCCGCCGCACAGTTTCTCCGCAACAGCGGAAATGAGGCTACGGGCCGTGCCTTCCTCGATGCGGTGACGGCGGAAGTCGAAGCACGCTTCGGCGGCAACGGCTCAACCAAATCCCCCGAGGGTGGCAATCCCTCCGCCCGCATCTCCGGTGGCCGCACGTTCAACGACCTGCCGCCAGAAGCCAAAGCCGCCTGCGATCGATTCGCAGAGCGCTTGGTCGGCCCCGCCAAAGCCTACAAGACCAAAGAAGACTGGCGCAAGCAATACGTCTCCCAATACGACTGGAGCTGAAGACATGTCCGAATCAATTTTCCAATCTCCTGAGCTGAAGCCTTCCCAGGCCGGCGATCCGTCGGTTATCAATCCCTCCGTCTCCGCAGAACAGCGCCGAGAAGCTGCGATCGATACCCGCACCCGAGTTCCAATGTCAGTTCCGCAGGCGCGCCTGTCGTCCCCGGAGCTGCCCGGCTTCCACCTCCATTGGATGAACGACGAGCCTGGCCGTATCGAGCAAGCCATGAAGGCCGGCTACGCATTCGTCGAGAAGGAAGAAGCCGTTTTGATCTCCGCCGACCTCGCCGGAACTGGTGTGGGAAGTGGAACGGACCTCGGCTCCCGTGTCTCCAATGTCGTCGGACGAGATGCCAACGGGCATGTCCTCCGCGCCTATCTCATGAAAATCCGCCAAGACTGGTTCGATGCGGATCAGCAAGGAATTCAGCAACGCGTCAATGACTCCGAGAGCGCAATCCGCTCCGGCAGGCAGAAAGTCGAAGGCGAGAACAGCGCCGCCGACATTGCTGCTCGTTACGTCAAACAACACAAAATCTCAACTTCAAGGAGTGCCTAAATGGCCAATCTCAATGCCCCCTCGGGCTTCGCTCCGGTCATGTACCGGGATGGTTCGCCCTGGAACGGTCAAGCCCGTCTCTACGCAATTCTCGCTGCCGACACGAACGCCTACTACATCGGAGATCCCGTCAAGATGGCTGCCGGCGGTGCCGATGCAGCTGGTATTGCCGCGGTGACTCGCGGTACTGCCGGTGCAACTGTCCGTGGAGTCATCGTCGCAATCGGTCTGGCTGTTCAACCGGGTTCCTTCCAAGGCGGCCCGATGATCAACCCGAACAACTTGTCGATGACCAGCCGTCCTTCCGGCGCGCAGTCGCAGAACTACTATGCCCTCGTCGTCGACGATCCGGCTGTGGTTTTCGAAATCCAGGAGGACACCACCTCAACTCCAGGCGTCGCAGCCAACATGGTGCAGAACGCGAACTTCGTCTACGCAGCTCCGGCCACCGGCATCTACGTTTCCGGTGTGCAGTTGAACTCCGGTTCCTATGCCGTCACCTCTACCTTGAACTGCAAGGTGATCGGGGTCGTTCAGCGTCCGGACAATACGGCCTTCACGGCGTACCAGAAGCTGCTCGTCACTCTCAACAACCACGACTTCAGCACCGGCGTTCTCGCCTACTGATCCGTCAACCTTCAATAGGAGAACAACATGCCAGCTGGCGTCATCAATACAGGCTCACACCCAAAAGCACTTTGGCCTGGAGTGCACGACTTCTGGGGCCAGATCTTCGCTGAACACCCGCCCGAGTACACCGACCTCTTCGACATCGAGTCGTCGAGCATGGCGTATGAGGAAGATGTTCAGGTCACTGGATTCGGCCTTGCGCCGGTCAAGCCCGAAGGTCAGCCCCTCGCCTACGACTCGGAAGTCCAAGGCCCCGTCACCCGCTACACCCACATCGCCTATGCCCTGGGCTACGTGGTCACCTACGAGGAGCTGCAGGACAATCTGTACGAGAAGATCGCAATGCGGCGATCGAAGGCAAACGCATTCTCCATGGCTCAGACCATCGAGAACATTGCGGCCGCCTTCTACAACCGCGCGTTCAATGCAGCCTACCCCCTGGCTGACGGCCAACCACTGATCTCGACGGCGCATCCGTTCACGACCGGCGGTTCCTTCTCGAACGCTCTGACTCCCGCCGCCGATCTGTCCGAGACGGCCCTCGAAGACATCTGCATTCAGCTGATGGGCTTCACCACGGACCGCGGTCTGATGGTCAACTTCATGCCGAAGTCGCTGCACGTTCCTCGCCAGGAATGGTACAACGCGCATCGGATTCTGAAGTCGGTCCTCCAGAACGACACGGCGAACAACGCAGTGAACGTGCTCAACGCGACCAACGCCTTCCCAGGCGGCATCAAGTTGAACCACTACTTCACCGCGCCACACGCCTGGTTCGTCCGCACCAATGCAATGAACGGTCTGCAGTTCTTCTGGCGCCAGCGTCCGATCTTCGATCAGGACAACGACTTCGACACGAAGAATGCGAAGGCCGCGAGCTACATGCGTGCGTCGCTCGGCTGCACCGACCCCCGCGCCATCATCGGCTCGAACGGGCCGTAAGCAAATGGTTTGATGGCGTCAATAATCCGTTGATTATTGGCGTCAATCATTCCCAGTTCCTTGACGCTCTCCGGAGCGTTACCCATCGTAACGTCATAGGATCTCATCATGTCAGCACCCACTCGTTTCCCCGGCGGCCTCACCAACGTCGCCTCTGGTTTCAACCTCGGTTCCTTTCCTCAGCTCGACCCCACGAAGGTCTGCCAAGACTTCGAAGACTTCAACAATTATGCAGCCGGCGACTGGACAGTCACCAACACCACTTCCCATGCCACAATTGGCCTGATTGCGGGTGCAGGCGGCCTGGCTCAGGTAATCGGTGGCGGCTCTTCAGTCACCAACGACATCGGCGCGATCATTGCGAATCCGCTGAACTTCAATCTTCCTGCCAACGCAGACGGGGCAACTCTGCTTCCACCCAACCAAGCCTGGTTCATGGGTTCAATGCGAGCGACAGTTGCGCTGAATGATCAGCTTCAAATGGGCGTCACCTCGGCCAACGCTACGCTTGCCCCGACGGACGGCATCTACTTCAACAAAGCTGCAGGCTCCGCAGCCGTCACCTTTGTCGTTCGCAAGGGCGGTGCGTCGATTGCTGCCACTGCCTACTCGACCGGCACTACCACTGTCGCTACCCTCGCCAACGCCACAGCCGTTCGCCTCGGCTGGTACTACAACGGCAAGGGGACGATATTCGTCTTCGTCAACAATGCGATGGTCTGCTCAGTTGATGTCGGCGCCAGCACAAACTTGGTTGCCGCCACCTTCCCTCAAGCCACGGCCATGGGCGCAGGGTTCGGCATCAAAGCTGCAGCCACCGCTCCGACGACAGGGAACATCATCGTCGACTACATGCTCACTTCGCAGACCCGCGTCTAAGGAGTTGACATGACCAAAGACGTCTATCTCAAGAGCGGGGAGCAGCCTCGTGCATTCTCGTGGGGGCCAGCGACAGCTCCCGTCTACTCAACCACAGGTACCCTTCCCAGTCGGGCGATGTACAAGGAGTCACCCTGGTCAACCTTCCAGGCGATTGTTGAAGGCACAGGTGCCGTGACTGCGACGGTCCTCATCGAAGGTAGCAATGACGATGAGACTGGTCGTGGGGTTGTCCTGGCCAACACGTCTGTTCCGGGCGTCCCCGGCGCTCTCGTCCAGACCACTGCTTCCAGCGCAACAATGACCTCTGAGGCCAAGCAATTCAGTGCCAACCTTGTCGGAACTGTCGTGGAGGCGGAAGGTGTGACAGCCGGAACAACGGTCACGGCCGTCGCAGCTGGTGGAGGTTCCCTCACCCTTTCCGCCGCCGCCACGGCAACCAGTCCATCCTCTGGCGTCCAAGCCAACTTCGTCAAGACCAACTGGTGCAAGACGGTTCTCGGAACCATCACCCTTACGGCGACGACGAAGGACACAGACGGCGTGTTCGTTCTCGGTCCTTGGCGCTATGTCCGCATGAGGGTGTCGGCAATCTCGGGTACAGGCGCAGCCGTTCGCGGCTTCATGGGGGTCTAATGGTGCCTATCTCCGAAGATCGTGCCGACAGGCTTGAAGCCAAAGTTGACGCCCTTATCTCCGCTGTGAATCGACTTGCTGTGATTGATGAACGCCAAGTCCATGCTGGCATCCGTATGGGGCACCTCGAGGATCGGGTCTCCAAAGCGGAGCAGAAACATGCGGATCTGGCAGCCCTCGTGAATCAGTGGGTCAATCGCACCCTCGGGATGTGGGCAATCCTCGTCGTCCTCTTCACCCTTTTCCGAGCGTTCGGCGAAAAGCTTTTCAACTGAGGAACCCTCATGACAGCCGTCTCTACCTTCAACACCTTCTCCCGCGTCATCGAGGAGGCGTACTCCAACGCCGGGCTTGTGGCGGAGGGGCAGACGCCGAACTCGGAGAAGTATGCGAGGGGGTTGCAAAAACTCAATACCCTCTGCATGTTCCTCCAGACGAAAGGATTGAAACTCTTTTCCCTCGTCGACACCCCGGTGCCTCTCGTGACCGGGACCTTCTTCTACCCCCTCGGCCCAGGGGCTACAGGCATCTCGATGGTCAAGCCTTTCCGGGTGATCAACGCCTACTACCTCAGCACCACAGGGCAGAAGGTTCCGATGACGGCCCTCTCCTGGCAAGAGTGGACGATCCTCAATCAGACCTCTTCAAGCCCCGGCCAGCCGATCAACTACTTTGTCGACAAGCAACCGTATGTGTTGAATGTCAGTGTCTGGCCGACCCCGAGCACCGAGTCAGTAGCGGGGGCTGTCCATCTCGTTCTCCAAACCGAACTCCCGCAAGGCTCTTCCCTTACCGACCAGACCGCATTCCCGGAGGAGTGGTTCCCGGTTCTGGCCTGGGGTTTGGCTGACGAGCTGTGCACTGGCCAGCCTCAAGAGATCGTCACTCGCTGTGCGACCAAGGCCAAGTTCTATCGCGAGGAGTTAGACAACTGGGATGTCGAAGACGCCCAGACCTTCTTCACCCCCGACAGCCGGAGCGGCTACTATGCCTCTAGTTTCCGATAACCTCTACCCCTCGCGGCTGCCGCCGCGGATTCCCTTGCTGCCGAGTTTCGATTCACGCTCGGGAAGCACCACTGTCGATGCCAAGCTCGTGAACGGCTTCATGGAGAAGGACCAGCAGGGCGAGTGGTGGGTGAACAAGCGGCCAGGGCTGGTGATCGCCGGGGAGGACGCAGCCGCGGGTTCTGCTTCTTGTCTGGGCATCTATTACTGGGAACGGTTCTCCAACTTCTACCTCATCACGGCGACAGGCTTGCTGAGGGAAGACTTCACTACAACTGTAGGAACTGTGATTAGCAGTCCATCATTTGTATACGACTTTAACGAGCTGATCACTGACACTCTGTTTCTGAAGAATCGGACGAAAGCTTATAAGTACGTCGGCGGTGTCCTGAGCCAGATCACCACCCCAGACTATCCGGGCAACTCCTATCCACTGGTTCCAGGCTCTGTCAATCTCGATGGCACCATGTACGTCATGGACTACGAGGCTCGCATCTATGGTAGTGGCCTCAATGACCTCGACACCTGGGACCCGCTCAACGTAGTGCGTGCCCAGATTGAACCTGATGGCGGTCGTGCTCTCGCGAAGCAAGGAAGTTATGTTGTTGCCTTCAAGGCCTGGACGATTGAATTCTTTTACAACGCCGGGGCTTACAGTGGAACACTGACGGGCTCCACTCTGCTGCCTGTAGCGAATGCTAAACTACCTATGGGTTACAATGGAGGCCTACAGTCAGTCGATGATGTCCTATATTTTGTGGGGAGAAATAAGACCATCGGTCCTGGCGTCTATAGCATTGCGGGACTGAAGCTCAGCAAGATTTCCACCTACGCAGTTGACAAGCTGCTGGAGGAAGCTTTCATAAAGTATTCCTGGCAAGTTCGCCTCGGTGGCCATACGTTCTATGCACTCCAAGTCTACGCTCTTGACACCACTACTCTCCTTCATACAGTGGTCTACGATATCACAGCAGGCGTGTGGCAATTCTGGAAGGAGAATGGAGCTGCCTTCGATGTGCAATACTCCATTGCCAATCTGTACGATCGCGTGAATTATCTGCAAGGGGCGGAGGGCTCTGTGACCCGTGGCCTCGGCCCAGAGATCTACACAGATACACTTGTCGGAGGCGGGACGGCGGCTATCGAAGTCGACGCCATCACTCCGATCTTTGACGCTGGTTCCAACCTCGGCAAGGTCCTCTCCAAACTCCGCATCGTCGCGGATCAGAACTCGGGCGGCTCCCTTCAAATCCGTTGGTCCGACAATGACTACAAGGACTGGACGAACTGGATCACGGTGAACCTTCAGGATGATGTGCCATTCCTGACCAACCTCGGCAAGTTCACCAAGCGGGCTTTCCAGTACCGCCATGTCTCACCCGCCCCCTTCCGCATGTCAGCCTTTGAGGTTGATCTTCTCCTCTGTTCGATATGAGCGGCAACTCCCGTTATCCTTTCCCTCCGCTCGAGGCGGACATTGAACTCACCGATCCTCGGATGAGGCGGTGGATGCAGGACGTCTGGGAGAATGCCAATTCGGTTCGGATGCCTGCGCCGGTCGCCTTCCCCGCTGTTGGCACCTCCCCCTACCTTTTCCAATACATTGGGGCGGGCCAAGTCTCCCTCCTCATCAACAATGGAACGGTCTCCCTCGTCGAGTTTTCTCGCGACGGCACGACGTTCTACCCCATCGGATCAGCCACGGACTCGAGTTATCTCCTCAACCAAGATGACTATCTTCGTATCACCTACTCTTCCGCTCCGGACCTTGTCCTCGTGGCGAGGTAACTCAAAGGTTCATTATGGCCAGTAAAGACGACAACTATTCGATGTCGCTGCGAGAGGCGGTCAGTGCCGCACTCAGTGGCGAGGCGAGCCTCGTGGGGCAGGAGAGGTATCTCAACCAACTCCTCGCCGATATGGGCATCGACATTCAGATTCCGGAGCTGTACAGCTACTCCGAGAGTGAAAGTGGGAGCTCGAATCGCCCGAAGCAGACGGAAGCTCAGAAGGCCTACCACGACGCCGCAATCGAGAAGATCGATCCAGGACTGAAGATCGAGGGTCTCGGTGCCCAAGACACAAACGGCCAGCAGGTCTACCAGCAACGTGTCGTGGACTCTGATGGAAATGTCCAGGCCTCTCTGAACACGGACTGGGAGAATCCGGACGGCTTCATCACCGCGATGCCCTTTGTGCTGGCGGCAGGGCTTGGTGCTGCGTTTGCCGCGGCAGCTGGTGGAACGGCAGCGGCCGGAACAGCAGGGGCAGGGAGCACAGCAGGCACTGCGGCTGGTACCGGCGCATTCACCCTCCCCGTCAGTGCAGGCGCTGTAGGCCCGGTGGGTTCGGCCGGATGGTCGAGTC